TGCGCGTCCGGCGGGCGCTTGGCCGAGACACTGGGACCCCAGGAAGGCTCGTACCGGCCGCGGCAACTTCAGCCGCCCAAGCACTCGACGTACCCACCGGCCGGGTACGCTTCGCGCGCCTCCTCCAGGGTGGCGAACAGCGTCCCGTCGATCATCCGGCACGGCTTGCAGGTGTTCTTGTCCCTGATCTCGTCGGCCACGTAGTAGCTCGCCGGCTGGGTGGCCAGCATCCCGGCCAGGGTCTGGTACCGCCCTTCCTCCTGCGCGCTCCACAGCGCCCCGCCGAGCTGATCGGACAGCGAGCGCTCGGGCAGGTTCAACAGGTAGTCGACGACAGCCTCCGCGATCTCCGAACCCTCGGCCTGCTCCTCCGCGTAGAGCCGCATCGCTTCCCGTCCTGCGGCCGAGGACATGTTGCCGGCCAGCAAGGCAGCGATGACGCCGGCCTGCGCGGCGAGCGCGGCATCGTCTGGCTCTTTCGGCTCGGCGCCGGCCACCCCCTGCTCGCCGGCCGTGTCGACGATCTCCTGAGCGCCGAGCGCGGCCAGGGTGATCATTGCCGCGGTAAGTAGATCGGCACCATGCGCGCTGGACACGGTCAGGGTTGCCAGCGCGGCCAGGTCGCCGCGGTCGATGGCCTGCTCGATCTGCACGGCCAACTGGTCGCGTTGTTCCTGGCTGACTTCCCGCCAGGCGAGCAGGAGTGCAGCTAGCTCGTCCTCCCAGGGTTCTCGGTTCTCCTCTTCCGGCCCCTGGTCGCGAACGGTTCCCAACCCGCCTCCTGATCGAAAGGGGGCATCACCAGTTCGAGCCGAGCGGTCGGTGCGCCCGGCGCCGGCTGCGCCGAGCCGGTGCCCTCGCCGGCCGCGGAACCGGGGGGCATCGGCGCAGCCGGCGCCGGAGTCGGCTTGAGCTCCCAGTCGGCCGGAAGCTCCAGATATTCGAGGACCGGCTTGTGCTCGAAACCACAGTCCACAATGTACGTCTTGGCCGCGGTCGCCTTGCTGTCCCGTTCGTTGCGCTCAGCTTCCTCGTCCTCGGGCACCGGGTTCTCATAGTCGAATTCCAGGTTCGCACTGGTCGCACCGAACAGCGGCAGGAACCGACCGTTCAGCGCACCCTTGATGCGCTCCAGCCGCGGCACGGTGAGCTGGCGGCCGAACCACACCGCGGCCGCGTCGGCGGTCGCACGGTTCACGTCGTCGACATCACCCACGGCGAACTTGGGAATCCCATATGCCTCCCGGATGACCTCACGGCTGACCCCGCGCAGCTCGGCGAATTGCATGTCCCGCATGTTGAACTGACGTTCAACCCATTTACCCTTTTCGATAACCGCCACCCGGTGCGCATTCGAGACGCCCTGGTGCTGCTCGCGCCAGCGCTTGACGGTCTTCTCCCACTGGGACTCACTCAGCTCGGTCGGGTACTCGATGATGCCGCCCGGCTCGGCGCTGTTCAGGAAGAAATTACGGTTCCACTCGGCGCTGTACCGGGTCGAGTCGAGGTCTACCAGAATCGACTGTACGGGTCCCATGCCACGGTACGGGTCGAGCGGGTTGGGCATCCGAAGCTGGATCACCTCATCAAGCTCCAGGGGTACCTGCTCACCGTTCGGCCCAACGTAGATGTACCCCTGGATGTATTTCTCCGGCGAAGGTACGACCCGCATCCGATCCGGGCGGACCGGCCACAGTTCGAGGGGGATCGAGCGGACGATCTCACTGCGCGAGACGACCCACCACGCCTCGCCGACCAGTTCCAGGTGCTGTTGGAACGTCTCGCGGAACAACTGTCCGGGAAAGAATGGCTTGACCGGATTGTTCCAGATGTCCAGCGCCAAGTGACTGGTGATCTCCACCCGATCGTCATCCTTGCCGGACGGCGCCTTGCGCCACAGCTTCCAGTCGACCGCCGCGGTCGAGTTGGCCAGCCGGGTCACGATCGCGAACAGCGTACCGACCGAGCCCATGGCTCGCATTTGGCCTTCCTGCCCACCGGCGCCGAGCATGGCGGTCAGCCACTGAGTGGCGCGCGGCGCGTACGACACGGGCGCCTTCGCGAAAATCCGTCCGAGCCTACCGACCCCGGTGCCGAACCCGCCGAGCAGGGAATCCATGGCGCTCAGAGTAGCCGCCCGCTAGCCACGTTGGGCCAGCCTCCATTCGATGAGCAGGCACGAGATGCCAGTCGCGGCCAGCCCCCAGCCATAGCCGAGCCCGATCCAGGCCGCCGCAGAGAGCAGGCCGAGCCCGGCAAAGCTGAACGCGACCGGCTTGAGCTGAGCGCGCTGAACGAACGCGGCCACCTGCCACACCACGGCGAAGCGCCCGAACACCCGGCGGTGCCACGGCACCCGTCCTGATCTACTCATAACGTCAGCCACCGCATTCCCGGCCGGTCTCCGAGATCCTGATCCGCCACCATATACCGCATGGCATCACAGCCGTGGTCGTCCTGCTTCAACGGCTCCTCTTTGGCCCGGCGGTTCGCGGCCGGCGGTAGCCAGACATAGCCCGGGATCTCCTCCGCGGTACACGTCGGGAGCTCGGCATCGACCAACTCGGGATCACGCTCGACCCGGCAATCCCGCACGATGAACAGTCGCGGCCGGCCGTCATCCTCGGTCCGCAGTCGCTGGTCGGTTGCCTGAATGCCCTCGGTTACAGCCTTGTGTGCCGGCTCGGTTGACATGCCGAGCTCGCGTTCGAGCTGTGCCCGACCCTCCGCATCGTGATCACAGATGATCCGCTCGGGTTGCGGCTCTGTCCACAGTCGACCCTCGTGGGCGAGGTGGCGATCGCTGCGGTAGTCCGGATCGGGCCGAGTCACGAACTCCATGATCCTGAAGGCATGGTCCCGCACCAGCCGGCGCGTGTGATAGATCTCTCGGTACAGCACCAGCCGGCCGTCCGGGTCCCGAGCCCAGCACTGGAGCACGAAGGGATTGGTGTATCCAAAGTCGACAGTCCAGAACCGCGGCCAGTCACCGGGAACCCGCGGCTGGCCCGACTCGTCGAACTCGATACCGGGCAGATCGACCAGGTCCACGAGGTGGATCACCGGATCCCAGCCCTCGTAGATGATTCCCTCAGCCGCGACCCACAGCCCTTTGCGCAACCGGTAGTACCGCGGACCGGTCAGCCGATCGAGCTTGGTCATGTACGCCGCGCCGCGCTCGGTCAGCTCACCGTCCTCGCCGTACAGTGTCGGATTGTCCTCGTGGCGCGAATCCAACATCCGGGTCTTGCCAGCGTCGCACCGTTGTTTCAGCCAGTGCGTCGGCGTGCTCGGGTTGGTATCGGCGATCAGTTGCTGAAATGACATCCGGCCGTTGCGTAACCTGGTGGTCACGGCTTCCCAGTCGTCCGGTACGAGCTCGATAGCCTCTTGGACATAGGCCACGTCGTACTCCGAAGACATGATCTTCGTTGGCTTGTCGAGCCCGCCGATCGCGATGAACGAGCCATTCTGGTACCGGTAGCCGGGCGGTTCCTCCTGCGACCCGCCGTGGTACCAGCACACCCCATGTTCTAGCGCTTCCGGCACCACGTGCTCGCGCCAGGTCACCAGCGCGGTCGAGCCGAGCGACACCAGCGTCTTACGCAGGATCAGGCCGCGCATACGCTCATTGAGCAACGCCATCAAGTGCAGCTTCTCCAGGCAGCCGCGACTCTTGCCGGTGCCGGCCGGACCGCTGAGCAATACCTCGTCGTCCCGCGCGGCGAACAGCTTGCGGCAGGCGCCCCGCGGGCGGTAGCGATGCTCAACTACCGCCGTCATGCCAGAAACGACGATTCGGGTCCAAACAACGGGTCTGCCAGATGTACCGCTCGACTGCACGCCACCGGTACGAGTCGACGACTTTCGGCATATCGAACGGTTCGGGAGCGTCGTCCGGGCCGAGCACGATCGGTACCACGAACGGCAGTGGGTCTTCACCAGCACCGAGTGCTGCGAGGATGCCACGAGGGGCTCCGTTGTTTGGTCCGATCACTGTCAGCCAGTCCCGTGCGAACAGAATCACGCTGGCGTATTCGCGATAGGTGAGATACCCCAGGCGCCTCATCTCAAATCCTCCATGTCGACACCCTCCACAACGTACTTGACAGTCGAGTCGGTCTGAATCTGGTCTGGCGCGTCGAGCCCGAGCATCTTCGCCTCCCGTGCCTGGATCGCGACGACCGTCTTCATGGCCTCCAGCCGCCCGCCGTGGTCGTAGTACCGCTTGACCACCTCGCCGTCATCGTCGCGGTCCACGATCGGCTCGGCACCACGGAACATGGGCGCCGGCTCGGCATCGACAAGTTCCTGAGCGGCCGAGCGCAGGTCATCGAGCTGCGCGGCCAGCTCCTCCCGCTTGAGCGCCTTGTCGAGGATCGAGAACCTGCCGCGCTCCCTGGTGATGATCTCGCTGACCCGACTGTGCGCCAGGTCGAACCGCTCGCCGAGCCTGACCAGCGTCCAGCCGGCCGCGTACAGGCGCCAGATCTCCGCGTCGCGCCGCTTCCGCTCGGCAGGGTCGTTGATGCGTGGCATGGTCGTTTCGCAACTTTCAGCCGCTTGCTACCAGAAAGGTGGTAAGTCCTTTTACACCATCGAGCCTACCAAGACTTGGGAGGATCCTGTAAGCCACATGGAACCCACCGTCGTGCCAGACCGCGACCGCCCGGCGCCCGTCCGGATGGCGCATCCGCAACGCCAGGGAGTCGACCACCCGCAACGGAGCCCCTGAGCGCGCGTGTGACAGCCAACCACGAGCGTAGGTGCACACGACTACCCACCCAGCCCCCTGGGCCGCCCTGCGCACGCTGAGCGCCCCTCGCGGTACCTCCCCGTCGAGCGCCAGCCGCGCGCCCACCTCCGGCGCCGGGTACGACACCCGATCCCAGCGCTCCGGGTTGTGGCGGGTGGCCGGCGTGCACTTCCACCAATAGATCGTTTTCATATGTCCCAGACCGTGCCCTTCCGGAAGCCGCCACGTTGTTCATATTTGCGCTGCTTAGCCTCCAGGGCTTCAAATATGTCCGTTCCCGACAAACTTAGGTAATCCTCTAGGGCCTGTAAGATGTCGCCCGCTTCCCTTGCTCGGGCGTTCGGGCTGTCAGCCTCGAATAGCTCTCCAGCTTCTTCCAGGATTTTTCTACGTAACAGCGAGAGATGTTCCGCGCGATCATTGATGGGTCGAACAAACCTCTTGCCTTCTGGCAGGAATTCCCATGGGGCATCGGCGAGGTTGTCACGTATCAGCTTCATCGCGTCACTCCGGCCACCATCGCCAGATGGTCGATGCGTGCCGATGCACGTGCAACCGCAATCACATCGCTGACCTGCCCCGCGTACTGCAGCTCGCCGCGCTCGGCCATCCCGAGCCACTCGTTCACCCCGACCAGCCGCTTGAGGTAGTCGAGCTGCCTCTCGGACGCGCTCCCGCGGCGCCAGCTCGCCGAGCGTCGGGTGTACCGCCCGCCGAGCGCGTCGGCCTCCTGCTCGCCCCAGGCCATGGCGTAGCCCATGTCGACGTTCTCGACCACCCAGCGGCCACCCTGCGCCATCGTGGGCACCGCGGCGACACTCCAGCGGCCAGGCTCGCCGGCCGGCACCAGGAACACCACATGCGGCGTACCGCCTCCACCATCGGCGCCAGCCTCGATGAACCACACCCCGCGCTTGGTCTGCAACCAGGTGCGCACCGACCCCTCGAACAGCGAGTACTCGAACGAGTCCAGCGTGCCGTCGAGCATCTCCGGCGCCCGCGCGCCGGCTGACCCGTCGTTCATCGACTCCTGCTCGGCCAGCCCGAGCAGCGACAGCTCCGCGAGCTCTTCATCGCTGAGCGCGTCCTCGACAGCCTCGATCCGGGGCGCGCCGAGCAGGGTCGCCAGCGAAGCGAGCCGATGCCGCGCGCCGACGCCGACTACGTCGAGCAACAGCGCGGTCTCCTGGCCCGGGTACGGGCGCAAAATCCGGCCAGCCATTTGAACGAACAGCGTTGGGCTCTTAGTCGGACGACCGATCACCCCTACGTCGATGTGTGGGAGGTCTGTCCCCTCTGTCAGGACCATGCAGTTTGTCAGCACTTGGATTTCCCCGGCAGCACTGCGCTTGAGCGCCAGCCGGCGATCTTCGATCGACATCCGGCCCTCGACGCACGCCGCGGTCACCCCGACCCGCTCCAGCTCGTCGGCCATGGCGTACGCCGTCTCGACGGTGGGCATGAACACGATCCCCTGCCGGTCGCCCGCGTGCTCGACGTACGCCCGAGCAATCGCAGCCGGCGCCAGACACTCCATGAGCGCGTCACCGAGCGCACCGTCCTGGTAGTCGCCGTGCACCATCCGCACCCGAGCCAGGTCGAGTCCGGCGATGTGCACTCGGCGGGCGCGCACATCGAGCAGGTACCGGCGCCGGATCAGATCGGTGATCGACACCCGGTGCGCGACATCTTCCCAAACCTCGCCGAGCGCAACTCCGTCCGAGCGCGCCAGGGTGGCCGTGAAGCCCACGGTCAGCACACCCACCCGAGCCTCGTCGAAACAGC